TTATTTGACTTTGCGCAGCGCTTTCTGAAGCGCTTCACGCGGTGAGTTTGAGGGCTTTCCTGCCGTGCGAGGGTCTGAGCCTGCCGTTGGTGCGCCTGATATGGATTTCTGCCCTGCCGAGTTGGCTGGGCTGGGTTGTGCGCGGGTTTGAGCCGCTGGGGTTTCCGGTGCCTGTGTGAGAGGCGTCGTGGAAGGGTTCATGCGGTCTGCGAGCTCGTAAGCTTCGTGCAGCGTCGCAACGCGCTTGCTCTCGATGAGAAACGCAATATCGCCGGCCAATTCACCCACTCGCGGGTGATCCTTGGCAAATTCCTGAATAAGCGCATGTGTTTCGCGCAGCCGGTTTTCCTGCATCGACTGCTCGAAAGCTGCCGATCGGTTGGTCAACGCTGCAATCTGTTCGCTCATCTGGCGAATGACGCTATCCTGACGGGACGCTACGCGATCAGCAGGCATATTCACATAGTGAGCAGCCAAATCGCGGAAAGTTACCGGCGAGCCGTCCTGATTGGTCCAACGCTTATGCGCGGCAACATTCGCCACGATCTGCTCAAGAGCCGCATACGGGTCCTGATGCAGCATGCGCTCGATACCGGTATAGTTTGCAAGAGCATCCTTAACCGTTGTGCCGTACTGCGTTGCCATGTCGTCGTATTCGCGAATGGCCTCATACTTCTCATGGCTCTGCCGGTACTTGGTCAGGCCGTTCTCAAGCTCTGAAATGCTGCGATGCACTTCGGCTCGAACGCTTTCCGGGGTGTTAGCCCATTCCTGCTTGGCAACATCATGGAAACGCTGCGGCGCTTCGTTCCGGCTCTGCTTTCCCGGCTCAACTGCGGCCTGCGGCTCGCCTTCGGTCGGCTCTGCCTGCCCTGGCTCTGGTTCCGTGCCCGTCTGTTCGGCAGGTTTGCCAGCTTCGTTTGGCTTTGGCGTCTCAACAGGCTTTTCCTGCTTCTGGGTGGCTTCATTGCCCTTCGGCTGCTGATCCTTGTTCTTTGGATCTTCAACGGTTGCCTCTTTGGCCTTTGCCAACGCACGCTCAACAGCTTCGCGAGGAGATTTCGCCGGTTGCTTATCTTCCGGTTTGGCCTGCGGCTTTTCTTGCTTTTCCGGCTCAGCCTGCTGCGGCTGCTTATCTGCGAACTGGTCGCCCAGAGGCTGGGTGTACGTGTCAGTGGTTTCGCCAATTTCGGCAATAGGGGGCTGTTCTGCCGGAGCAGCGTTCTCGATATCCATGGTGTTTTCCTGTCTGAGAGGGTGTTTAGGCTTTCAGCCGTGCGTTCGCCTTCTCAAGCGAAGCCCGAATTTCTTTCCGGTCAATTTTCGGTTTTGACGGGGTGTTGAAGCGAGCCGGGTCATTGCCCACCTCAATGCATCCGTGCGCTTTGGTGACAGCCCGGAAGGCAGATTTCGACGTATACGACCGGCCATCGCATGGATGTTCGGTTTCACTCATTTCATCCCGAATAAACATGGGCGTAGGGAGGGCGGACCTTGCCTTTTCGACCTGTGGTTTCGGGAAGCGATAGACTTTGCGGCCATTACCGAGGTCAATTTCAACGAGTTCGCTCATGCCGGCCTCACCAACCACGAACCAGCCAGAAAAAGGCCAGAAGAAACACGACAAACGAGCCATAGGCCAAATAGACAGAAGCCCGATACGCCTTGTTTGAAAGGTCTTGAGCCACAAACTGGCTCATACAAGCCAGAAAACTTGCAAAGATCGCTGCATTTCGCGCCCACTCGCCACCGAATACGATAGTCGAGATAAGCGCTATCCCGGCGAAAAGGCAGGCGCTAAACGCAAAAATCATCTTCTCAATCGGGTTCATGTTGCGCATCCTCAAGCCTTCAGGGCGTCGATCACCGACTTGATTGCAGCTGTCGCCGCTGCCATGTCCGCGTAATCCGCTGTTGGCGACACCAAGGCAGCAATCTGCGATTTCGCTTTGAGTGCTGTGGACACTTCGGCTGAGGTCGGAGTGTAATTACCTGCTTTCGCAGCGCTGGCCGTGGTGCCGATTGCCAGATTAGAAGTGCCAGCGCCAATAGCGGTGCGGGCCGCTGCCTGATCACCAGCCGTCATAACGCTTCGTCCAAGTGCCGTAGCATCCGAAATTTGCGCCGTGGTAACAGAGGTTGGACCGCCGCCAGCCTCAGTGATCTGTTTTGCGATTTCGTCTGCAAGTACTGGGGGGACGCCGAGGGCGACCATTCGCTTTGCATCAGCCATTTCCATGTCCTTCCAAGTTAAAGAGATTGGGTTCCGTTGAGGTCCGGACTCGCTGGGGTAAGGAGGCTTTCACGCTGAATTCGCTCTCTTTCAGAGCGCTTGAATGCGGTATCCTCTCGCATCCGTTCTATCTCCCAAGCATCCTTTTCCATGTCCTGTTGATGCTTTTGCGCGTCCCGCTGCGCCTGCTGTTCAGCGAGTTGCATCCTTTGAGCCGTTTCAGCCTGCTTCAATTGAGCTTCTTGGGTTTTGAAGGCCATTTCGGCCTCATTTCGGCGTTCTTCTGCCTTAGCCTTGAAAACCATGTCCTGTTCGCGCAGCTGGAAATCGGCCTGTTTCAGTTCCATTTCCTTATCGTGGCGCTTTGCTTCCGCTTCTGCTTGCGCTTTGGCCTGCTCTGCCTGCGGGTTTGGTTGCGGCTGTCCGGCTTTCGCCTCCAAAGCCTCTACGAATGCATCAATCTTGCCGTTGAGCTCTCGACCAGCGCGATAAGGGGCAAGTACGAACTTCAGCATTGCACCCGCAAGCGGGGCTGCTTCCGGCGCTGAACCCACCAATTGGCCCAGCGCTGCGGCTGTCTGGGTGAAAACACCCATGAATTCGTTACGGGCTTCCTTTTCGGCCTGTTCGTCAGGCTGAATGGTGCTGTCCGTCTCGATATCAAGCGTGAAAGGCCGTATGCGCTGATCCCGAAGCACCTCCATGACCTGATCAATGGTCACGGTTGAGGACAGCTTTTCAATCTGCTTCTGCGCCTGCTGGATGATCTGCTCTTGCATCTGGGCAAAAGCTGCCTGCGCCTGGTCTGGGTTCTGTTGGGCCTGCTCGGCAAGCTCTGGATTGGATTTCGCCTGCTCGGCCACTTCCTTCGCCTTCGCCTCAAGCTGTTGCTTCGTGCCTTCCTCAATTTCCTTGATCTGCTTCTTGATCGCGGCAGCGGTCGGAAGCTCCATCTGGCACATTTCTTCAATCGTCTTCTGACTGAAGTTTTCGGCGATGATTTCCGCACTGATGCGGGCCAGATCGCGGGCTACTCGTACAAGTTCCTGCTGCTTGTCGCGAATGCGTACCGAACCATACTGGGCCTTGATGCTCTGGGCCGTTGCCGTTTCGTTGGCTTCCGTCGATCCGCGCATAATGTCGGACAGGCCCATGATCTGGTAAACATCCTCGATCACCTGCTTGCGCAGCGCAACAAGCGCGGTGATCGTCGTGACGATCATATCCACCGGGAGCCAGATGATAGGAGCGCCGCTTTCTCCAAACGCGGCCCAGTTGGAGACGGGAACCATGATTTTCCCGTCATCTTTCAACTTCATCGCTGTTTCGATGGCATCGCCCTGCTCACCGGCAGAAGGATAGAAGCCTTTGACCTTGACCGCTTCAGAGAGCGCGTGAATGCGTTTAGTCAGGCCTTTGATTTCCTCCAGCTGGTCCTTGTAATAGACCATATCCGGGATCGGGATCAGCGAGCGACGGCGAAGCGTTCCATATGCTGGTTTCGGGCAAGGAAAAAAGCCCTCAAGATTGAGATGCGGTTCGTCGCTATCCAGCACCTCCTCGACACCCGGCGTAATCCAGATGACACGGTTTTCCGTTTTCGACCAGATTTCCCAGACGCCTGCCTTTTTCAGACCATCGTCAGCACCGTTCTGCTTGTCGTCTTTCTGGATCGAATATTCTGCATCCTCATAGGCATCGCCGCTTGTATCCCCGAAGCGCGCCTTCATTTCTTCCTTGGTCATCCAAGCCCGACCAGCCACCCAACCTACATCAGGCCATTGGCGGGCGGGTTCATGAAGGAAGTCCTTGCGGTCCTTGTGCTCGATGCAGACCCGCTCTTTGCCGTTCTTGTTCTCGTACCGCACCCATGGAACGCCGCGAGAGAGAATTGCCAGATCATCGCGAAGGCCAAGCATCACTTCATTGATAGCTGAAAGGTCGAATGAAACGACCGTGCAGCGCTCCAACACTTCGGACGTGGTTTCGAGAACCGGCTTGTTATCTGAGAATTTCGGCACAACGACAGGCACAGGAGGGCGAGCATAGATCGACGGTGCAAGAACCTGAATATTCGCCCAGAACAGTTGAAAATCGCGGTCGCGATTGATGTTCCCGAGCTTTTCCAGATCACCATAGAGCTCATCGATATTGTCGGCCTTATCCTGATAGGCCTCAAACACCTTTTCGGCCTGTTCAATGACACGCAGCCATGCCGTAGCGTCTTCAGCTTTCGGCAGAGCTTCATCTTCTGCGGCTCCATCAGAGCCCAGTTCAAGTTCGTCATCGATCATAGCTTATCCTTAGACCCTGATACGGTCCGATCCGCCTTCATTGACAGGTGGGATTTGCCACTGTGTCGCTGTAGGTTCGATCAATTTTGGCTTTTCAGGTTTGGGTTCCGGCATCTTCAGCCCGCAATTCACTGCGAACTCACCGAAGGCGTCAGCCGCGTGGCTGTGTTCGTTATGGTTTGGACCAAGATAGAGGCCCAGCTTCTCATTGACCTTCTTTGCGTACCGGCGAAGGTGCGTAAGGCCCAGCATTACCCGCTTGGACTGATGAAACTCACACATCGGCAAAATTTCGCGAACCGCGTTGATACGGTCCTCCGGGTTCTGCGCCACACCACGCTTGATTTGCTTCAGCGGCAAGCCAAGCTGATTGACCGTCTGAATTCTCGACTTCGCCCCGTTGCCCCACTCACGCGTTCCGATATCGTGCGGGAAGAAATGGCGCTGATACTTGAAAGGCTTGTCTCGCCCCAGTTCCAGCATCGCCTCTACACGGTCCTGAAGGCCTTTCGTGTATTCCGGCATTGCCGAAGGAATGATTTCCTGCGGGCCTAAATCCGAACACTCGTAATAGTCGATAATCCGGATACGCGGCACGCCATCGATATACCGGACTTGGAAAAACCAGATGACCGTATAGTCATCCACGCCCAAATCCCATGAGGTGAACACCGGTAATGCTGGATCATAGGGAAACCAGCCTACACGCCCGATCCGCTCCAGCGCCGCAATGTGCTTGGCGTAGTACGCACCCGCCGAGATCCGTTCATAGCCGCCGCCCCAGACGTGTTCGGCCATTTCCGGGTCATTGGCGTAATCTGTGTCCTTCTCCTCGATCAGGACTTGCGGTATCCACGGATTATCGTACCAGTTGACCTCGACCACGATAGAGTTCTTTGGGCGCTCCCCGCCGAAAAAGAACTTGTCCACCGCGTCAGTCTCATAGCGCGTATTCCATGAGAACCAGATTTCCGAGCCTTCCTTACGGATCGTAGGGCGAAGCAGGCGCAGCGACTTCTCGGAAAAGGTCTGTGCTTCTTCTACCCATGCAATGTCAAAATCTTCCAACGACTTTATGTTTTCAGCGTTGTAAGACTGCATTCCCTTGAAAACGATCAAGGAGCCGCGCGGCCCCCGGATTTCCGTTTCCAGTATCTCGAAGTGTTTCCCCAGCCCGAGTTTCTGGATTTTCTGTATCAGGAGCTCGCGTACCGAGTCCTTGATGGTCGCTTGCACTTCACGAATACAGGCCACACGGGTTTTCTGTCGGAAACACCGCGCAATGATCTGCTCAGCATAGAAATGCGATTTTGCCCCGCCGCGCCCTCCCCGAGCAGCCTTGTATCGTGACGGCTGCAACAATGGAGCGAGCGCACGCGAAACCTCAACGTTTAGGATCGACAATGGTGAACTGAATGGCTGTTGGCTCGCCATCCTCCCCTTGCGGACCTGTCAATTCCATTTGGGTACGGTCGCCATACCGCTTTGGCCGAAGCTTTCCAGCCATCCATTTGCGGGCATCAATGCGTAGCTGCGAACGGCGCAGAGCCTCGCCATTCTCTTGCCAGCCGATGTTTTCCCCTTCTTTGCCGTGCTTTTCCATCCAGTCATTGCGGCCATCGTCTGCAATCGAAAGGATTTCATCAAAAAGGCTGTCGGCCTGATCCTCACGCGCATGCGCGTATTGGTCCGAAAAGCCTTTGTTCTCGCTCAGCCACTTGAAAACCGTTGAACGTGCCGGAAAGCTTTCTTCATCGCAAATGGTGCGCAGACTATCTCCATCAGCTATACGCTCACATATCGCGTCGGCCAGTGCCTGGCTAAACTTTGTCGGCCTTCCAGTCTTTACCTCTTTATCTGACATTGTGTTTCCTTTCGCCGGTTTGAGCGGTCGAAATGGCTGCAAGCGATTAATCGCCTCTCAGTGCTCCAGCAATCCACGCAAGCCCTGCAAGGAATGTCCAAAGCAGAATGACCATGCCCGAGAAATGCCAGATTGATTGAAACGTGAATTCCAGAAAGTGCATATCGTTCTCCGATGAGTTACCGGGCTTGCTTCACTTATCGCCTATAATGCGGGGAGCCACCCCGGAGCGGGGGCGATGGTTCTAAGCCGTGAATGAAGCCTTGGCCCTAGCGCCTGGTGATCTAGGTCAGAATTCCCCGCTCCCTATGCAAACAGCATCGCCGAGCGAGCCCCCCATTCATTGATTGGCCCACTCTGGTCAGTATGTCTGAAGCTCGGTCTTGGATTGCATGGATCACAACTGAACAACAAAAAGCCGCCCGGTGATAAACTAGACGGCCTTACATATTTTCATACTCAGTATGTTTTCCTATTGCATACTCAGTACGAATATGCGACAACAAATCACCGGCCAATGAGGGTCGGGTAGGAAAGGAGGTGAGACGATTGAAAATCCGGTTAACGCTGACAATCAGGTTTAGGTCTTGGCGGATCACCCTGACAATCAGCTAACTAAACGGGGACCGGGCTTCGGCTCGGTTCCCACCGGAAGGATATCCGTCTCACCTCCTTCTTGATGGAGATATTACCATGACCCCAGATGAATTTAAAGCTTGGCGTAAATCACTTGGTTTTACCCAAACCGAGGCCGCTGAAGCACTCGGCGTTTCACGCGGCTCAGTCGAGCTGTACGAACTAGGCAAGCGGCGCGATGATGGCCGCGAAGTTGTAATTCCCAAAACTATTGCATTAGCCTGTGCCGCTCTTGAAGCACACCTGTTGCCCTATAGCGAAAAGCCTTCTGGATCTCCGAAGGTCTTCAGGATCATCATTAGCGCACCAGACGACATCGACCACTTTACAGTAGATACTCTTATCAAATCGGCCACTGATGAGCATCACGCGCTGCATGAATTACTCAAGCACACAAAGCCAGTCGGAGATAAGGCAATTGATCGGCCAATCCAGAACCTTATTGCTTCACGCAATTAGGCTCATGCCGAAACACACGAAATCGAGGTAGGCGTTTAAGCGCCTATCTCCTCGAAAGAGCGCTCGTTCCAAAATTGGTAACAAATCGTGACTGCACAAGTCGAACAGCAAGGGACAGGTCGCACTCGCGTGAACTGATTGAACGATCCGCGCTGGAACAACGGATGCGCCGCTCTCAAGAAATGAGATTGCGTCGGAAACCAATGGCCTGTATGCGCAGCAAGCAGCACTTTTCTTTTTGGTGAAAGGTGCGCCCAATGCTTTTCGAACTTACTACGCCCGGCGGTTATACGATTAGGCTCAAGATATCTGCTGTTCTTTTAACAGCCGTTTTCACCTTTACGCCTTTTTGACCGGCGTGCGCCGAGCGCCATAACTCTCGGTAACTCTACACCCTTGCGGGGAGGCCGGCCTTGGCATTCACCGCGTCTCGCACATTCCGTTGAGGCGTTGCCTCGAAAATGTTGGCGGGGTCTTTCTACACCCGGAGCGCATGAAGCCCATACTTTTACTCGAAGCGAGTAACCGCACCTTCTGCCATCTCTACCCGCCACCGGGTCTGCCTGTCTGGGGTGCTGATGGCCTATCAGCTTATTGGATATCCCCGATCCTATTCCGCTCTCGCGGAAACTGGTTGCAGTGGCGGGAATTGAACCCGCTTCCTTCTGGTTATGAGCCAGATGAGCTACCGGTGCTCCACACTGCTGAAAAGGGAAAAGCGGCTCAAGGCCGCTTTAAATACAATTCTTCCGTATAACACTTGTCTCGCATAGTTCGTTACGAATGTCAAACCGTTTCGCAACCGGTACGATGCCTATGATTTCTTATCCACAACGTGAACAGACAGGAAACGGAAGTATCTCGCGCAGTCCCGCAAATCCTGCTTGAGCACAAGAGCCATTTCGCGATCCCCAGCGCCGTACATGCTTGCGATTTCTGCGGCTGTTTTACCATGCACACAATAGTGCGTAAGACGTTGCGTGATCGGCTCCCCGAGCTTTTTGACCGAAGCATTCAGTTCGGACAATGCTTCGCACCGCCTGTCAGATATTCCTCTCTGCGATCCGCCGCTTGCGCCTTCATAGTTTGGCGATCTGGCGTCTGCTGTGCCTGCGATTTCCCAAAGGCGGGCAAAGTGAGATCCCGCATGGAATAATGCAATGTCGGCTGTTCTCCTGCCGAACACCCACTCGAATGTTCCGGGCCGCGCTCTGATGGTGCGTTTTGTCTTGCGCCGACCGGTAACGCGAACATCGGCAGCGGCTTCCTTCGCACCTTCAAAACCAGCTGGAGGCAGCTTTGCGCTTGCCCGAAGCTTTTTACTGTATGTCACCATTTCAAACACCTGCCCTGCGCGCAAATTTCATGAGTTCAGACATGCTGAGAACATGTTCGGTCGGTCTGAAGCCGCAAGGACGGCACGACGGCGTATACCGATCATTGATACAGACCCACCTTTGGAAGCCCCACCGGTTTTCCTTGACAAAGACAAAGCGCCTGTCGCCTCCATCAAAATTTCCGGCCATGTCATTGAAAAGCAGTTCACACACCGTTCCGTCGATTACCGCGTCTGAAACTGGCGTCCACGGGTGCTGACGGTCAAACGCGAGACGGGCTTTGCGCTCCGCAATGGTTTCAGGGCGACCAAACTCCCGCACTTTTCGGTGATAGCTGTTCATTCGCTCACCCCCTGTCCATTTTTGACGACACGGTTTCGCCAGTTGGAAACCGTCTGGGGGCTCACTCCAAGACGCCGGGAAATCTCGCGGTTTGAAAGTTCGGGGTTGCCGTCCAACATGGACAGTACGTCTGATCGCTTGTCGGCGTTGGTGCGGTGTCCAGTTTGGACGTGCTTTTCTGTCAAAGCACGAAGGATGCGAATATCATCATACAGCCGCGACCATTCCGGGTCGTCAAAATCCTGTGGGTCAATCCATTGCTGTTGCCAAGCATACGACTTGTAGTGAAAACGGGTTTCCAGATCGGCCCATGAGGTAACAGGCTGGGTTCGAACCACTTCACGCAGAAGCTCAATCCGAAGCTCGATGGGAAGATCATAATAATATTCGTGATGATCGTAAAAATGAGCCCGATCACGGTTCAGCTTGTCCCATGCCTTCAGCTCCTCAAAAGCGCCGCATATGTTTTCGGGGAATGGAATGGCCGACTTAATAGCCCTGATCGCTTCCGGGTCAACATCCTCCAGTTTGATAAAGTTGCCGTGTATACCGGCGAATAAAGAAACGGTCCGACGCCATGTCCCACAAACGTCCTCGTATGGATCGCCCCACTCTGTGATGAAGGGTTCCGCAGCCTTGAGGAGCAGTCGCTCATTCGGAGTGTGGTCGAGAAATGCTTTAACCGTACCAAACTCTTTCAGAATTTCTGCCCTTCGCGAAGCATATCGGTCTCGGCGTGCAGCATTCTCACGCTGCTTTTTCGCCTTGTATCCCGGCTCTCTTTCTTCCATCCAGTCATCAAACCCGGCGAAGAAGTTCACGGGTTCCGGCTCGTTCGCGTCCATTTTTGACACAGCCTGTTCAAGCGTCAGGCCCGCTTTCTTAGCGATTGTCTCAGCCCGTGCTTTTGCGGCCTTCCGCTCCCCATCGGTCGCCCCGCCAGAAACCAAGGCGTAAACCTTGCGGAATTTATCAATGTCCAATTTGGGCGGGGTGTGTGCATTCATTCGGCACCCCCATACACCTGCTCCGGCGTACCAAACAGATTGACCTCTACCCAGTCAGAGAACCGCTGAAAAAAGGCTAGGTCGGCTCCTGTTGCCGCGTCTACCATGCGCTCCAACCCGGTCACGCCAATTTCGAAATTGTCTCGACTTTCCTCCCGATACCGCGCCATTATCTCAGGCTCTCCAAGCGCCCATCGGACGCAACCGACAAAGGCCCCGTACATCAGCGGATCATTGTCGTAGGACGTTTTCAAGAATTGCTGTTCACTCATAGCGTCGTCCTTTTCTCCAGCCATGCGCGATGGGCGCGACCCGGTGCGTTCTTGGATTTGGCAATGTGGCGTCTGATCCGATACAGCCACCACCAGCCACGAATGCGTTTGAAAAAGATCATGCGACCTTCCTCCGTTTCTTCGTGTTCTTGAACCAAGTAACCGCAAGAGCCTTCCAGTGAGGTATCTTGTGCGAAATCGCGAGAAGCTTGGCCTCGCTGTCAGCTTTCGGCCCGAGCGCAACAATCGCCGCAGTTAAATCTTCCGGCTCGAAACTGTCGGCGTAATCTGGTGCAGTCATCAGATGCTCAGCTGCGCGAATATGTGGCGTGCTGATCGGTGCCAGTTCAGCCTTTGCCAAAATTTCGAGAATTTTGCGTGCATTGATGGCCGTGTATTTTTTCACGACCGCTGAGACAGCGCTGATAGCCACCGTGTCGCCCGCTTCGTACTTGCCATTGTTCGCCAACAAGAGCCGGACGCCTGCCCGATCACAGACCTTTTGGATATCGAGTGAGTCTTCGTCCCCAGCGATAAGCGCGGCCTGATGCAGCTGGAGCTTTGTCACCTGCAAGCGGTCGGTGTTCTGACCGATAAAGGCTTTCGCCTGGGCTTCAAGTCCCGATGCCTCTACGATCATCACTGGAATTGTTGCGATGCGTGGGTGACTGGCTGCTGCTATCGCAGTATGTTGACCGTCCAGTATCTTGAGAATGGTTTTCCCTTCGTCGTTTTCCGCGTAGGTGCAAACCGGCGGCTGGTACTTGCTCCGGTCCCAATGCTCGATCATTCGGCGGATCTGACGCACACCCCGTTCGCTGACATCGCGCTGATATGCGCCATCAACGTGAAGCGTTGAAGGATCTACGTTTTCGAAAATTGGCTGACCGGTCGCTGGCTCATTTGGCGACAACCCATTCAGGCTGATTGCGTAAATCGGGCGAAGCATGCTCATGTGGATGGCCCCCGAATGATTTTGAGAAGCTTAAACATCGCGGTTACGCGGCTCGCACCGCTTGCAGTCGCGCCGGTGACAAGGCAGCGAGCAATCCAATTACCGTCTTGCGTGAGGAAAGCTTTCACAGCGTTCCTCCCGTCAATCTGGGTTTTATCGAGGTAAGCTCAGCTACCTTAAGCAAGGCTTCCTCAAGAGCGGCAACATCAACCCACCGCTTACCTGACAGGTGTTTCAACCAATCGCCATGCTCCAAACTCGTTAGAAAAATCCAGTATCCTCGCGTCCCCGGAACAGTTTCGAGGTGTGTCGTTGTGATGCGCCACTGCGAATTGCGCCACAGTTCTTTCTCACCGGTATGGAGGCCGTTCTTATCAAGCCCGTGTTCGTTTATTTCACTCATGAAAATTCCTCCGGTCTTATGCATTTTCAAATTCGCACCAGCCTTGGCCGTCGCTCGGTTCGATGAGATTTGCAGGAACGAGACATTGGAGCGCACCGGGCATCGGGCCCCACGTTGCGACCGCCCATGTCTGCTCGCGGCGCGCGTAACGCAGCCGCTTCAACCATTGTTCGTCTGAAACTTGTTCGGTTGCTGCGGGCTGTTGGCTGACAGTGTATCCGTCAAACCGACGCTTGCTGATGAAGCGGCAGAGGTGCTGCCGTTCGAGGTCTGGTTTCTTTGCCAGAAAAGCCTTGTAGCCCGGAACCGCTGCCAAGACGGCGGCGCGGTCTTCCGCATCCAGCTTCTTCCATGCGTCGAAACCTTCCTTCTTCGACATGTTCTGGTGCGTGGGGTAAGCCTTCCAAAGGGCTTCGAAAGCCTCCGGATAATTGATCCGGCTTTTCTTCCCTTTCGGGGCAAGGTCCGAACTCGTTTCGGACAAAGAGTTTCTTTCTGGAATACTGGATGGAATACTAGACTGAACCTCGTTCAGTGCCTTTCTGTCGTTAGGTTCAGTGCCTTTTGGAAGGAGGTTCAGTGCCTTTTCGGAAGCTACTGAAAGTCCTTCAGTGCCTACGTGCTGAACCTCGTTCAGTGCCTTTCTGTCATCCAACTGCGATATTTCAGCGGACGGCCAGTGAGCCCGGTACTCATGGTTCTTCCATTTTTGCCCGCCGAAACCGTGCTTTGTCACCTCAATCCAACCGGCCTCGCGAGCTACTTCGATATGCGTGCATACCGAACGCTCTGACAGTCCTGTCTCGCCAGCCAGTTGCGCAGTCGTTGGATAACTGCCTTCACCAAGATCATTCATGTGGCACGAGATAGTCAGTAGAACGTGCCGGGTTGTCGCGGGAAGGCTTGAGTTAAGGATGGCATGTCGCCAAGACCAGCAGCGGCTCATTAGCGAAATCTTTCCATGTTGCGCACCGCAGAACAGGCGATATCGATGAACAGCTCGACCGTGCCGACCGCTCCATTGCGCTGCTTTGCGATGATGAATTCGAGAGTGTTCTGACACGTGATCAAACGATCAATACGATCCGCCTCTTTGTCCGGGTCTTTGCCCTTGGCTTTTTCCAGATAGTAGGCTTCACGATAGAGGAATGCGACCAGATCGGCGTCCTGCTCGATGGAACCGGACTCGCGTAGATCAGAAAGCTGTGGGCGCTTGTCGTCGCGGCTCTCGACCTGTCGTGAAAGCTGAGATAGCGCCACGACCGTTATGCCGTACTCGCGGGCCATCTGTCTCAAGCCCCACGAAATCTCTGACACTTCGGCGGTTTTGTTGCCTTGGTAGCGGTTATTTGGCTTGATAAGCTGGAGATAATCGACCACCAACACCTTAAATGGAACGCCTGCCTGCTCGCTGCGATCCAACATGTTTTCAAGCTTGATCCGCATATCGCCAAGAGACAGGCCGGATTGTTCTTCGATAAACAGTGGAAGGCTCGCAACGTCGCGGTTAGCAGATTGTATGGCCTGCAATTGCTCAGGCGTGGCTCGACCCGATATAAGTTCCGTGTATGGAACCTTTACACCCCAGTCATATGCCATGTCGGTCGCAGCGCGGACGCCCAATCTGGTCGCATTCATTTCGAGTGAGAACACACCGGCACCGACGCCAGATTTTGCGGCACGCAATCCTACAGAAACGCCCATCACCGTCTTACCCATTGACGGACGTGCCCCGATAATGAGCATTTCTCCCGGATGCATACCGCCGGTCATTCTGTTAATGTCGGACAGTCCCCAAGTGGTGCCGGAGATACCGCCACCGCGCTTCATGGCTTCCTCGGCCTCCGATATGGCATCACTAACCGCCTCCCCAAGGGTGACAAGCGTTTTGCGGTTCGGTCCCGCCCGCATGTGGGACGCAACCTCGTCAGCGACTTGCGAGAATTCTTTGAAAGTCTTCGCCGGGTTTACCGATGCATCCGACATGGCTGTAAACAATCGGGAGCCTTCTTCGGCCAGCTTAAGTCGGGCCCACTGCTCCACCACGGCCTGAGCCGATTTTACGAGGCGAGACGGTCCGTAGACCACAAGGTCCCGACATACCCGCGTCATGTAAGCTTTTGCGCTTTCACCGCACTGCGTTTTGCAAACGGTATCAAGATCCTCACTGACGAGCTTGACAGCCATGGGCAGCTTATTTGTCCCATACTGCTCCGACGAATTGCGAATGATTTCGTAAATCCGGGCATGCGCGTCTGCGACGAAATGAAATGGCTCAAGGAATGATGCAACTTTCCGGCAATCGCCCCCCAAAAGTAGAGCGCCGATCACTTCCTGTTCAATTTCGATGATGAATTGCGGTTCTCCGGTCATGATTTTCTCATGGCCAAACGAAGGCGCTCGATAATTCGCGAGACGACATCACCGAAAGGCATCCACTGCCAAGCCGACGACTGCTCCTCGCGCGCATGCGCGTGAGAGATAGACGGACGCTTCATACTTTCGGTTCCTTTTTCAGAAAAAGAGGCCCGTAAATGGCAAGATTGAGCAGAGCTTTCTTCGCAGCCCCGCGCTTCGGCGCGCCCCTTGTTTCCCAGAGCGACACCGCGCCCTGGCTGACACCGATGTGATCGGCCAACTCTGTTTGCGTCAGCTTTAGGCTCTCGCGGAGTGATTTGACGTTGATTTGCTGTTCCATACGCAAACTATGACTTTCTCATAGTTTGCTGTCAATGAGTTATTAATAGATTTATATGATAAACTCACAGCATGATGGATTTACACGAACGATTAGCCACAGCGAGGAGACAGGCCGGATTTGCTTCTGCGAGAGAAGCTGCCGACGCTCTCGGTATCGCTTACCCGACCTACGCCGGTCATGAGAACGGAACATCGGGCTTTCGCGCCGACAAGGGCGAAATGTACGCCAAGAAATTCAAAGTTCGCTTTGAATGGTTGATGCGCGGCACCGGTCCAATGGTCGATTTGGCATCAAAGTATCGCGAAATCCTTATGGCTTATGATAGCCTTCCTCCTGATCTTCAGGAGAGCTACGCCGATGTTTTGCGCAAGCTTGCAGCGCCCTACCAACAGCAAGAGCCTCATCAAGAACCGGCTCCGGCAAAAGCAAAATCATCTTCAGAGTAGCATCGCGCTCAACGATCTTACGCATATCCAGCAACGATAACTCACCAGCGAGACCGCGCAAACGAGCCAACGTTTCATCGCGATGCGATAATTTACGCTTCTCAAATACGATCATTCTGCGACCTCACCGCTACGCAATACCACCTGACCTTGCGGCAGAATGACTCACCAAGCAGAACAAAGCAAGAACTCCCTCTCTCCACCACCGTTCTTCACAGCCTCACCTCCATGGGAATTATGTTCTTGCCATCGCCTATTATGAGTTTTTCATATTTCCGATTGACTCTATGTATGAATTTACCATAGGTTTGCAGTAGCCCAGCACGAAGAAGCGCGCCACATGGGCGCACCGATCTGCAATATGGAAGACTTGAAGACTTATTCAAATAAGGATGAAGAAAGTGAGCCGTTACTCATTCTCACCATCGCCGCTATCGGTTTGTTTCCCGTTCTCGGCAGCGAGAAACTTGGCTCTAACTTTCTCAAGTGTATCTTTTACCACAGACGTATATTTATCCAAATCTACGTCAAAATACTTCTCATCTTTCATTGCGGCAGCAAAGGCAAGCAGTGGCGACAACGGTTTTCCAAGTGCTACGGCGTCCTCAGCCGCCTCGAGGTTCGACTCCATTAATGAGACAAACGCACTTTCAATGGAAGGATCGCCAAAGTTTGCGCCATTAGGTATTGCCAAACCGGGCCTAGATCCTTCGAGCAGTTTATCTGCAATGCTCAACAGAGAGCCTCGAGTACTCTGCAAATCCCCGTACGCATATAAGCCAACCTGGCACAAGCGGCGAATAGCCTCTCCGCGTGACCTGATGCGGTTTTTAAATGCCCAATCGTCAATGGCTTCCACTTCGGAAGGCGTCATCATGATCGGAATTCTCTGGTCTTTGAGTTCTTTCTCGTCGGTCATAGGAAGCCTTATACACAGCTTGAACAAGTTGCACAACTTTTCTGTTGACCATTACCCCGAGTTAGTTAATATTGAGTTACGCAAGTTGTGCAACTTACGCCAGAAGGAGAAGAAATGAAGGAGAAGAAAGAGCAGCGAGTTCATTTGATGATGGAGCCTTCCCTGCGCGACCAGATCGACACTTACCGGTTCGCTAACCGGATCGGAACTCGGGCAGAAGCAATACGCTCCCTAGTATTGGCAGCGCTACCACCAGAAACGAAAACGGCAACCGAATAGGCTGGCAGGCCCGTTCAATCGCCGTTTTCAAAATCAGTAGCCGCTGGCAGGCGGCTCCGAAACGTCCAAACGCCATCGGAGGTATTATGGACAACCATTCATATAGCACCGGCTTGCCCGGAAATCCAGCCGTCCAGAATGGACAGATTGAGCGCTTGCAGTTTTCGCCGCTCGAATATCAGGGTAAGCGCGTTCTCACAACCGAACGGCTCGCAAAAGCATTTGATGCGAGCGAGCGTCAGATTTCAGATAACTTCGCGAACAATGTTTCGCGTTTCGCTGATGGCGTTCATTTCTTCAAGGTCGTAGGCGATGAATTGCGCTTACTGAAGAACCAACACGATTATATCGGGTTAGTTGGAAAACGCGCCTCTCATCTTCTTCTTTGGACCGAACGCGGTGTAGCGCGGCATGCAAAGATCCTTGAAACGGATACGGCATGGGAAATCTATGAGCAGCTGGAAGACACGTACTTTTCGGTTCGCCAGCAGCGCCAGATGACTCCCGCGGAAATGTTCCTGCACAGTGCCCAGACGATGTACGCCATCGAGCAACGGCAGGCAGCGCAGGCCGTAGCGATCCAGACAATTGGCACTGATATCGAAACCCTGAAACAGTCGCTTACCGTCTTGGACAAACTTCCACCGAATGGTGAACTCATCACTCATTTGCGCAAGCGTGTCGCCAAGGAATTCGGCCTATCGTTCGACACCATCAACAAGGTGATGGATGCGCCAACCTATGCGCTCCATCCCAAGTTTGCGGTGCGTAACCATCACGAGAACGCCAAGGAAAGCGCGAACGCCGGCTATTGGAAAAAGGACGTGAACGGCGTCTTCAAGCGCTTCGTGTCCGAATGCGAGCAAGTCAGCCCCACCATGTGCACCCATCCGTATATCAATGGACGTTTCCGGCTCGTGAAGCGCGACTGATTGAAGCGAGCGCGATCAGCCGCGCCCCATCCCTTTCACATTTCTGGAGAAATCCAATGACGGAACATAACATTCCGGCTAATGCCGAAGGCTTGCCCAAAAAAACATTAATCAGCCGCGCCTTTGAAGGCATCGAGGCGGACGCATATTACATGCAGGTTCTCGCTGACCTTGCAGCAGAGGTTTTCGACAATCTTTCCCGAGACCTTGACCCAGATCGGAACGGCCACATTGTATATAGGCTTGGGAAAAATCAGGTGAAGCAGCTTGATTTCCTTCTGAATGAGCAAGTGCGCCGTACCACTCAGCTTGATCAAACTATCCGGGCTGTTCGTCAGGAAGCGTTGACAGTTTTGAAAGGGGACGCGAAATGATCTCCCTTCCCGATATCAATGTTCCAGCTCGGACCAGATTACCCGTCGATCAGATGGAAATGGGACTGGATTTACTGCGCACCGTACATGCGGCATTGCAGGATCATACTTTTATCGACAACGATACGTTGCTCGCGCTATCGGGAACAATGTTTGTCGCGTTCGATGTATTGGGGCCGGTTCATAGCCTCCTGAATAAAGCGCATCGCGAAACACCACCAAGCAAGCCTGCACCCGGAAGCCTTCTTGATGTGATCGCCCAGTATCGCGAGGGAGACGCTGCATTTAATGGGTGGGAGAGGCGGAATTACCCGAACGAAGAGGCAGCGATTGCAGCCACTTACGGGCCACCTGTATCTAAGCTGGAAAACTGGGATACGCCGCTGGAGAGTCTTGCGGAGGTTCGTGAAGCATTGCGACTGGCTTTTAACCCCGAAGACGCAATCATTAGCGATATGGTCAAAGAGCCACTTCGCGCCGCGCTGATCTATCTAGAAAAAATCACGGGCTGGAATGACATTGACCCGGAAGGAGGCGCAGCATGAACCGGCGCTTTTTCCTCAAGCTTTTGCCAGTTGCGAGCGCGGCTGTTGCGCTTCCTGCCGAAGCCTCCCGACGCCTCCCGACGCCTACAGTCGGTCAAACGACAGACGCAGTTCCAACCTATGTCTATTGGCAAGGCGACGGATATTATGAGGTCAACGACTGCGGTCGCGTACGTGTGATGAGTGTGGTCCGATGGAGCGCGTTCGATGATCCAGAGGACGGACATTGCTATCGCTTCAATGCTTATCTTGGGTATTGCGACGACATTTCCTATCGATATGCATCAGCAATGGACGCCGCGATTGTCCGGAAAGTCGGGGAGTTCTGATCATGGAAAACGTTGACCAACGCCCTCGCCTTCGTCGGAAGGACGTTCCGGAATATCTGCGCACAACGCATGGGATCGACATTGCATATGCCACCCTCCAAAAAATGGCGAGCGTCGGAGGTGGCCCTTCTATGCAATACAATGGAAGGATACCGCTTTATCACAAAGACGATTTGGACGTGTGGGCAAATGAGCGATTATCGCCCACAGTTCGATCAACATCAGAACGCTGATTATCTGGCCGGGTCTTTCCCGGCCATTTGCTTTTCGACTTCATGCGCGATTTGGTCAGCGGCAGCAATCAGAACGCTATCCAGCCGGTGCGTGTATCTGCTCGTTATGCCGCTTCCGGTATGGCCGAGCATAGAGCCTATGGTGCTGTCAGAAAATCCCAGATCAGCGCCCACGCTGGCGAATGAGTGCCGCAAAACGTGCGGCGTTACGTCTTCAAGGCCTGCCGCCTTAAACAAGGCGCGGTAAAATCGCTTGATACCCGCATAAGGGCGGTTTTCCATGGTGTCGGAGGGAAAAACAAACTCGTAATTTGAACCTGCTGCCAGCCTTTTAAGCAAAGCCACTGCGGGTGCACCGAGTGGGCGCACTGATTTTCCAGTCTTACTGTCTTCCAGTACCAACAGGCTGTTTTTGATATCCACCTCAGCCCATCGCAGATTTATAGCCTCGCCAAGACGGCAACCGGTCAGGGCAAGAAATCGTAAAGCGTCAACGCCCTGCCATGCCTTCGTTTCGTCCAATCCAGCTTCGTTCAGGGCCGTGCCAAATGCAGCATATTCGGTAGGGGTCAGACGACGCTCACGCTTTCCTATCGCTGGCTTTTTCACGCCGTGCGTCGGGTTATGGTCTATAATCCCTTCAGCGACAGCATAGGTTAGAACAGCGCCCAGCGCCGCAACCGTTCGGGTTGCAGAACCTGTGCCGCCCGAAATACGCACTCTGCCCCGGAGCTTCCCAGAAGGCGTTTTGTCTTTTGCTGTCTTGCCCGCCGATACATCACGGATGAATTTCACGATATCGGTCCGCTTTAGGTCAACGACGAATTTATTTCCGAGTAACGGCAAAACATGAGCCGTTATCATGCTCTTATCGGTGTCGATGGTCGTTTTCTTTTTCGGCTTGCCGCCTCGACCAAGGATCAAACCTTTTTCGGCTTGCTCGAAGTATTGGGAACAGAGTTCAGCAACGGTCAGGGAGCCTCGTCGGGTTTTGCGTTCAAGCGCTGGATCTTCTCCCTTCAGAGCATCGCTCAGGTGAATGCGGGCCAATTTTCGTGCTTCATCGACCGTTAGCTTCCCGAATGGCCCTATGGACATTCGCTTTCGTTGCCCATCCTGATTGTAATAATCCACATAGAAGGTCTTCTTGCCGGTCGGGAAAATCCGAAGGCCAAACCCAGGCAGTTCGGCGCACCAGATGAAATAGGCCTTTTCTCTGGCCTCTGCGCTATCAATTATCGTCTTCGTGAGCTTTGGCAC